GCGTCGTCGATCCGCTGCATTGCAGCAGCTTTGTCTTCCGCCGTAATCGTCTTGACGGGCTCAACAACAGGGGTCGGAGGTTGCTGGGCAGCCGTCTTCGCTGCACGGGCCTTCGCCTTGGCCTTCTTGGACTTCCGTTTTCCACCAGCACGGGAATATTCTTTATCAATTTCCGAAATAAATATGTCTTCGAGGTATCCTCTTCTTACAGGCTCCTTGGTATCGAAAGGGATGTCCTCCGCCCCTGCTCTTGCCTTTGTCTTCAAAGCGGCAGCATATGTCGCTTTTGGATCAAGCGTCGGGTCTTCTATGATCTGATCATAGGCAAAGGTCATCGCTTCATTGTCGAGCGGCATCTTGTCAGTGAATACAAGACGGTTCAAATCATCCGCAGCCGTCCGACGGGCAGTGTCTTTCCTCTCACCACTTACCTTTTCGTCATTAACCTTTGCCTTTTCTACCGCAACAACAGGGTCGTCCTCCCGTCCTTCTACCAGACGGCGGACAGCATCATCGTAGGCTTCATCGGAATAATCTTGGTACTCGGCATCTGCAATCGCTCTTTCGACAGAACGCTTTATGTCCTCAGTTAAGGCTTCTTTTGTTGCTCCCATCTCCGCGAATTTTGCAACTTTTTCTGGATCGTACACACCATCCATAGGGAGATCGGCTGTTCGACCAGCAGAGATGTCCTTTGACAGCAAGGTACGGAACTTCGCAATGTCTTCTTTGGTGACAGCCCCGCCCTGTTGATCAACAGGTCCAAGCCATCCAGCATTCTTGGCCATTTCAACCATGAATTCTTCGGGCTTTTGATCTCTTCCAGACTGCATAGCAGCGGTGGTTGGAGCAATGTATTGAGTGGTTATCGTTCCGCGACTACCCCTAATAACATCTCTTCCATACTCACCCGCATCCATTTTACCAATACGGATACCACCCTTGCTGGCGACCCAATCCTTCAAACGCGCCACGCCGCGCATAGAAGGTTCGGCGGGTCGTCCTTCGAGTACAGAGACAGGCTCCTTGTTGGTATCTTTCAAAAAATCATCAAGTTTGTTCGGCGGCGCACCCATGGGTATGGCAATTTCTGGAGTGAGCGGCGCAGCGGCACCCTCCGCCCTGAGTTCAACAGGACGACCTTCCCGTGTAATCGGGCCAGCCTTCACTGTTGGAAGTATTCCAGTGTCGGCCATCGTTTGACGCTGCTCTTGCAAACGGATTTCTTCTTCCGTCTGTGGAACATACGGTTCTTCAATCGCACGACCCATAACGCCCGGACGATTTGCTGCTGTCGGAGCCCCAATCGAAGGAGGGAGGTCGGCGGACGTGATGGCCTCGGTCGGAGGAACTCCGCCCTCCAGCACAGGCTGTTTGACCGTCAACCTTGGACGTGAAGGCGCACCGGAAACTTCTTCTGTCGCTGCTGCCGCTTCTGCCGCAGCAGGTGGCGGAGGGGGGAGGGCGGTCTTCTGCGAACCCTTGAGAATATCTGTCAGGTCTTGTTCTGTCGGGGTACGTGCCGCTTCGATATCAGCACGAAGTCTTTCGTAATCGGTCAGAGGACGTGGGCCTTCGGGGCGTCTACCAAATGCACCAGATGTCGCGCCACCAGCAACGCCGCCGAGAATACCTTCTGCGATGGCTTGCTTACCGCTGATGTCCAAACCAGCCTCTGTCCCGAGAGACGATCCGGTCTGTTCAATAATTGACTGGAGGAGTTCTGTCCCGCCTTCTCCAACCAGACCTTCTCCCATACGCTTCAACAGGGGGGCAGCAGCCTGTCCGCCACCGGGGAGATATTTAGCACCGATAGCGTTTAACGCACCGCTGCCAGCAGCAGTGAGTGCCGCCGCTCCAATGTCGGAAGCGTTAGGAGTATCACGACCTTCTTTCTGAGCGCGTTCTTGTGCAACAGGGCCAAGGATTTGAAGTGCTTCAAACAAGAATGGACCGAGGAAAGCACCCGCAATAGCACCCGCAGCAGTACCAACAATAGGCACAACAGAACCCGCCGCCGCGCCAATCGCTGCACCAGCCGCTCTTGTTCCAATAGCACCAGCAATCTGACCAGATTGTTCTGCGACAGCAGCAGGAAGCGAGCCAATACCAAACCCGCCAAGGGTAACGTCCCCTTCTTGTGGGGTAATAAATCGGCCAGCCGCCGACTCATATCCTTCTGGGGTGATGTATTCAGCAGCACTTTTCAGTGCTGCACCCGTTCCTGTCAGGCCGAGAGTTTCTGCTGTCGTGCCGAGGGCTCCGAGCGGCTGCGCCAAACCAGCCTGAAGAGAACCCATGATGGATTGCTCTTTTGGTTTGTTTGCTGCCATCCACTGCGGAAATAGGTTGGTGTCAAAGTCGCGCAGAACATCCTCACCAGAAACTCCTTCGGGAGCCTCTACCTTAAAGATTTTCCCGTTTGGAGCCTCTATTGAGTAAATTGGCACTTATTAAACTCCGATTAGGGCTGAACACCGAGTATTCTACTTCCCGTAGGGATAGTTTGAGGATTTATTAGTGACCTAATATAATTTTCAGCGTCTGTCACTGCTTCCTGAGTAACCGTACCTACCGGGCTTCTTAATATTGTTTGCGCTGCTTTTAGGAGTTCATTATCTTGCGCTGCCGCATACCCTCGCGCTACATCTCCCTCGCCTTTTGGATCTAGGGCTTTGTACAGGCGAATTGCGTCAGGGTCTTGACCCATCTTTTCACGCTCAAGACCAAGTGTTGCATCCCGATACGCAGCAGTAGCTTCGTCCTGCTGCTGCGCCCGAAGAGCCGCCATGTCCTCGCGCTCTGCTTTACGGGAATCAGATTCCAACCCAGCATACGACTGAAGACCAGACATACCACCCTGTGCAATGTTCTGTAACGCATTAGAACTCTTTCCACCCATCGTAGCCAGACCAGCTTGCATTAAACCGAGGTAGAAATTTCTTTCCTTATCTGCTTTTCTGTCAGCCTTGATTTGCTCAAGTTCTGTCAGCTTCTTGTCAGCGGGATCAGATGAACCTCCCTCTGATTTTTCACCAATCTTAGACATATAGTCCCCGCTTCCGCCAGCGACCTGTGCGTCAGGAGTAGGGTTTTTTGTAGAAGGTAATTTTGACATATAATCGCCGCTTCCACCCGCACTTTGTGCAAATGTCTTCAGTTTACGCCGCAACTCTTCTTCTCTCGGTCCCGGTAATCCTAATAACTCGTTCAAGAACCCCCCTTTGTCTTTGGGATCTTCCCTACTACCGCCCATATACGCGGCCTCAGATGCTCCAAAAGCAGGAAGATCCGCCAGATTAACAGCCCCCATCCGTGGATCACGGAAACTAGCTAATCCGCCCTCCGCCATCCCGACAGGACGAACGCCAGCGGCTTGCATCTGCGCCATCTGCTGCATCGGGGGCATAGGCTGCATGGCAGGGGGCGGAGCGGAACTTGCAACAGGACGTGTCATGGCCGGGCGATCACCCTGAGCAAGGGTGTTGAAGTAATACTCAGGGTTTTGCTTCATCTGTGCTTCGGCCAGCATTTCCTTGGCCACCTGCAACCGCTCTTCGCGTGTCATGCCTGACGATCCGCCATCGACCATGGACGTTATTCCGCTGCCCCTTGCAGAGCGGTCGCGGGGATTAAACATTTCACGCTGAAGTACTGGATCTTGGGCCATGATTAACTCGCTTATTTTAATGCGCCATACGCGCCGATACCTGTTGCAGCAAGACCAGCCAACTGTGAAATAGGACTTGCAGCAGGTGTCGCTGTTTGGGTCGTCTGAGTCTGACCGGATGGCGTCTGGTTAAGAACATCACCGTAATAAGATGCCTGTTGATACGGAGCATTTTCAAGGTTTTGCTCATTGAGACGTGTCGCATCCAGTTCCGATTGATTTTGTGTCTGAAGTTTTTGCCCCATGTTGTACAGGTGTGATGTATCTCCTTGTCCAAGGGCCGCGGTATTTTGTCCAAGGGTGGCAGTGTTAGTTCCAAGACTAGCAATACCCGCTGCCGATGTTTGCGCCCTTGCCTGTTGGTTCTGGAATGCGTCCATTGCAGACTTTTGTGCCTGACTGTAGTTTGCCGAGTAGTCCTCCATAATCCGTTTTGATTGGACATCTGCCAACCCACGACCCAACTCCGCCTGTTGGACACCGAACCTGCTGCCGCCAAACGCACCCGACTTTACAGCCTGAGCAGCAAGAGTCTGCTGTTGGATAGTAGCATTGCGGCCCATCTCCTCAACAGCACGTTGTGTCACGGCAGCTTGATATGGATTCATATATGCCTGTGCCGAGTTCGGATCATACGCACCCGTCGTTCCTGCATACAAACCACCCGCCTGACCATAGGCTTTATTCGCTTGATCAAAATACGGGAGATACGCTCCAATACCTTCCGAGGCCATGGTAATGGCCTGTGTCTGTTCTGGCGACATCCCAGCAACTTTATACTCTGCGGGGGTATATGGTTTCGATGTTAGGTCCGATACTGATTGTAGGTAGCCTTGACGCAGTAATTCCTTCCACTCCGGTTCGCGGGTAATTACTTGCTGTGTGGTTACGTCATCTTTAGCCATAACTTAAGCCCTCTTCTCAAACTGGTGCATCATATCGTACATACGTTTTGCTCCCGCTGCGCGACTTCCGCCACCAGCACCTTTCACGGCCCTTGCTGTCATAACAAACTCGCCGTCGCTTAACTTCGCAGGGATGCTGTCACTCGTTCCAGTACCCGGACCCTTGAGGTGGCCACCAACACGGGCATCCACTTCAATCGGACCACCCCGCGCTGCATAGATTGGATTTGGTGAATACGTTGGGACACGAACGTCACCTGAGTATGGAGCAGAGGACGTTGGACCACGGTAAGACATAGAAGCAATTTGCTCTGGTGTCATTTTTGGGAAAGGGTCCTTAAAGCTGGTCGCTTTTGTTGTTGGTGTCATTGCACCACCAAGCAGAAGACCTGCGCCACCGGCAAGTGCCAGAGAGGTCTTTGGATGGGTGGTGATGTAGTTGCCAACGCTGTCAAAGAAGCCACCGCCAGCTTGTGCTGCTGCTGTTGTTGGTGCTACTGCCGCTCCTGAAGGAGGCATACCACTGCCCCCGGGAAGAGCAGTTGCCCCCATATTAGTGGTTGGTGTCACTCTCCCGCCGCCAAAAATGTTCTGATTTAAGAATGGAGTCTGTGGGTTTCCAAACATCCCGGAAGGAAGACCACCTTGGACGCCGCCCATAAACGTGCCGCCACTAAGCATTCCCGAAACGCCCGAGAATACGCCACCAGCAACACCACCCATTAAGCCAGCTTGGAGTGCCTGACTTGGATTTGCCCCGTTGATCATGGCACCTAAGCCTGATCCAATGACGCCAGATGCAATCGTACCCAAGCCCGGAGCGAGGAAGTTCAACGCCACAGGAAGAATAATACCCGCAGCCTTCTTGAGGAACTTACCAATGCTGTCAAAGAACCCGTACTCAGGAAGGCCCGTAATCGGGTTGATGCTGGACCCTTGCGTTCTTCCAAGCATCGCAGCTTCACGCGGATTAATGTGTGCCAGAACGCTATCACCGCTACGGTTTGCACGGCGCACCATATCAGCCTGTGACCGGAGATTGGTAATACCACCACCCGCCATTGCAAGAGGTGGCATTTCTGCCGCTGGACCTTCCATTGGCATGGCAGCAGGAGATGCTATGGCATCCTTCACCATACCAGCCAAGATCTCAAAGAAACTCTGCACGTACTTCGGCGGCAGATCGCCCGGCTGAACAATACCTTTTTTAATCAAAGCCTGAACTGCACGGTCGTACTGATCAGACTTGTTCATAATAAACTGGATTGTCTGCTTCAAAGCGGTCAGCTTATCCGAACCCATCGTTTTAAGATCGTCTGACAGATTCCGAAGATCCGTGATCTCTTCCACTGACAGACTGTTAAAAGCACGTCCAAGAGCAGAAATCACCTCGCCAGAAACCGGCGGTTCTGATGGTCCTGTTGCTGGGGAAGCAGAAGCTGATGCCTCTGGTGCGCCTCCCATCATTCCTTGAAGATCTGCAATTCCAGCCATCGGTCTGTCCTATGTGTGAACTCGAATAGCAGGGGCCGTGATCCTGAAGTAATCGGCTCCGCTAAAATACCTCTTTGTGTGATGAAACACAAGCCTTATACCGTCACGGTTACCGTACCAACGGAACCCGTTGCAGAATTTCCAGCGACATACGCTCTGTATAGCACAGAGACATACACAGTTCCGTTGACCTGAAACAACGTACCCGGTTCTGCACCGGCATCGTTTGTCGGCAAGTTTGTCAGAACAAGGGTTGTTTGTCTGCCCTCTCCTGCGGATCGGAGGGCGATGGTCATCTGGTTCAACATACGAACCATATCATTGAAGTACACCGGATCATATGCGGTTGGCGCACGTCCAAATGCAGGTAACGTAAGTCTGCGGTCCATTACCTACGTCCGTCAGGTTGTATTTCAAGGCGAGGTGATCCTAATGACCATCTTGTTCCAAGCGTGTTGCTCTCAATCTTAAAGGTCGCCTGTCTACCCCGCAGACGTACATACGCCTGTGTCGTGAACTGCTCGACAGGAACCGTGGCAGACCTTGTGACAGGAGAATCCGTTGTCTTATTGTAGTTGGACCCCGGAAAGTTCTGCATCTTAATCGTCATATCAACCGTTGGCGTATTGGTTGAATCGTAGAACGTCACGTCGGGAATAATCCTGCGGATAAACACGAAGTTGTCGCCCTCGCCAATATCAAAAGGAGAACTCTCGATATACGCATTTAGCGGAGTGGCAGGGTTGGTGCTACCATCGTCCATGCCATACTCATGGTTGTAAAGATAACCATCCGGCGATGCAGCAATCGGATAGACATTGGTGCCGCTATCAAGCCACGCCGTTCGTGCCATGCTGCCATATGTCCACGCACGATCCATATAGTTAAACGTCACATAGGCATTGCACTCCGAGGAGTCAGCAGTAGGATAGAACCAAGTCACCTCATTAAATTCACTGTTTACTGCGGCATAAACCTTGTCAGACTCACCAATGTTGAGATTGGTAAAAATGTAGTTTTTCAACGGACATTGAAGTTCTTGCGTCGAACCGCCGAAGATATAAAACTTGCCAATACCCATCCACATAACAACATCGTCAACGGCTGCAAAGCAGTTAAACCCCATAGACGTAATGCTGCTTGCCACCATCGTAAGTCCGAAGGTGTACGGGGGTCCGATATACTGCATCGAATAAAGGGCGATATCTGTCCAAACAAGGATTTCTCGCTTTGTCTCAACAGCACGAATTATACGTGTGCCGGAGCCAAGGCGTAAGTCCCCTGCCGTATTCGTGGCAATCGGTGTCCAAACTGTGTAGTCTTCCTGACTACTAAATTTAATAAGCAGCGGGTCTTGAGTATCCTCAAATGTATTAGATGAATCTATATAATTGTTGGCACCAAAGGCAATCACATGACGATCATTGTCCGAGACCATGATCTGTGTAGCAATAGTCGGAGTTTGAATGTCCGTGCTTAATGAAGCAAGTGTTACTCCGCGAACTGTCAGCGGTGTAGAAACCGATGGAGACCAGTAATATATTCCTGCATTCCTGACATTGAACAACAGATCTTCGCCAAAATTGTCTGTAGTCCACAAACGCAGGGTGGTGGAAGGGGTAAGAGCAACGCCGTCACCCCAACCTAATCTACCCCAAGTTCCAGCACCCCAACCACCGCCACCGACTTGTTCTGTCAGACCGGTGTTTATCTGGTATGCCGCAGTTATGGCTGACCCCCCCGTTCCCACGTCAGAAGCGTTAGCCGTTGCCGTCGCAACAAATGTAAAGCTGTTGGCATCGACAACAGTTATTTGATACTCTTTGTTAAGAACAGCGGCGGTTATGTTGCCACCAAGACTAACAGCACCGCTAAATGTTACAAAATCATTTGTAATTGCATCATGCCCAGAGTCTGTAACGGTAATAGTTGCCGAACCATTGGTCGCTGCAAATGCACCGCTCAAGACTACCGTGCTGCGAATTGGGGTAATGTCGTTAAACACTCCACCGCTTTCGACATAAAACTTTAAGTTTGTTCCTACGCCGAGGTAGTTTACGCTATCCAAAGCCGACCAGTTGATTAACTCACGACAAGTTCCAAGAAATGATGTTTGCGCGTACGTGGCCCACCCGCCAATGGATTGAGGAAAGCTGTTCTGAAACCGCACAAGGTCGCAGTCATACCACCCACCCTCATTGGTGTAGGCAGTAACGTCCCTTACCACTCCGGGCTTGAACTGGATCTTTTGCAGGGCCATCCTTCGTCCTCATATATTTATGCAATGGGTATTGCGTTCAAGTTCCTACTCCTGTTATTCCACCGGTCCTACAGGCCAGATTGGATTAAATGGATCTGCTATGTTAGCGGGTAGATCGCGTAATGCTTGACGATACGTTGCCCACGACGTTTTATCAACCGGAGAATCGGTCAACTGCGTCCAATCAGATTCAGACAGTTTTTGGTTGCGTTGAAGCCGAACCTCATTAATTTTGTTTGAGGTATCATCTGCAATCTCCTGCTCTGTCTTGTTAACAACAGCATAGGACCGCTCCACGCCGCCACCCTTGATGGTGTAAATAGGATCACCATACCTCTGAGTGTTTGTCAGCACTGGTCGCAGATCGTCCTCAATCAGATATACATTAAGTTCCTGACGCTGCTCGACAGACAATGATTCAGCAGTTTGAAAAACATTCGGCGCAAAGAGAACATTGCCCACAACCTCCCGCCATGTGTCACCAATTTTCTGAACATACATTAAAGTGTCTCCAACTGCTGTTGAATTACAAAGCCGATAACCATTGCTTTCTTCTGTTCTAACTTTTCTGTCACGAGAGATGCTTTTAGCTTCTCACCAAACTCTGCCAGATCAGTATCACCGCTTTCCTTGATGTGGGCGATAGCAAGAGCGTAGTTATCAATGTTAATTTGATAACCCATTATTTCCTGCTGTCTTGCCTCAAGAGCCTGTGTGAGAATTTTATGTTTTGTCATTTTAACTGCTCCGTAAATTAATTGAACGCTACATTAAACCCTGTACCCGTTGGTAATGTTGCAGGATCAGCATATTTAGTTCCAAATCCTGCACTCCAAGGATAGACAGAAACAAATGGTGAAGTAGCGTGTGCTATGGCAATATCAGTTCCTGCAGTTCCTGATCGGGTAAAAGCTGCATCCCCCCCTGTACCCGTTGGTAATGTTGCAGGATCAGCATATTTAGTTCCAAATCCTGCACTCCAAGGATATGCAGAAACAAATGGTGAAGTATTGTGTGCTACAACAATATCAGTTCCTGATGGACTAAAAGCTACGCCATTTCCTACACCCGGTGGTAATGTTGCAGGATCAGCATATTTAGTTCCAAATCCTGCACTCCAAGGATAAACAATAATCCATGGTGCAGCAGTGCCGTGCGATACAGCAATAGCATTTCCTGATGGATTAAATGCTACACCATTTCCTGTACCCGGTAATGTTGCAGGATCAGCATATTTAGTTCCAAATCCAGTTCCCGTAGTCCAAGGATATGCAGAAACAAATGGTGTAAGGGTGCTTGCTACCGCAATATCATTTCCTGATGGACTAAATGCTACATCATTCCCTATTCCGCCCGGTAATGTTGCAGGATTAGCATATTTAGTTCCAAATCCTGCACTCCAAGGATAGACAGAAACATATGGTGTACTGCTGCTTGCTACAGCAATATCAGTTCCTGATGGACTAAAAGCTACACCATTTCCTGTACCCGTTGGTAATGTTGCAGGATTAGCATATTTAGTTCCAAATCCTGCACTCCAAGGATAGACAGAAACAAATGGTGAAGTAGTGTGTGCTATGGCAATAGCATTTCCTGATGGACTAAAAGCTACATCATTGCCTCTGGTTCCGGGTAATGTTGCAGGATCAGCATATTTAGTTCCAAATCCAGTTCCCGTAGTCCAAGGATAGACAGAAACATATGGTGAAGTAAGGTGTGCTATAGCAATAGCATTGGTAACAGCTACTGATGTAGATCGTTGATTCATAAGGACCGATTGTAGCGCACCACTCATGTCAAACCACTTCCTGAAATCACCCAATTAGTCGATGTAATCTTAATAGCCGTCGCAGACCCGTACTGTGCCAAAGACCTCGAACCAGTTGTTCCGCCGGGGCTTAAATACATCGTGTCAGTTGTAATGGCAATCGTAACTACGTTCGAGGTCATGTTGATGAACGTAATAGCAGTTCCTATTGGATAGGCTACTGAACCATTTGCTGGGATAGTAAATGTTCTAGCATTTGCATCTGACGACGGATGCAAAATACATTTACCAGAATCTGTCAAAACTAAAGTGTATGCTGCGGATTGAGAGTTAACTGGGATATTTCTAAATCCAACGGCATCAGTTCCATCAACCGTACAGCTACTCAAAGTTCCAGAAGTCGGAGTACCCAAAGCAGGGGCTGTCAGAACAGGGGATGTAAGTGTTTTATTTGTTAACGTCTGTGTTGCGGCAATACCAACTACTGTATCACCTGTTACAGCAGTAGATAAATTAGCGTAAGTTGGCGTTGCAAGAAATGTCGCCACGCCTGACCCAAGTCCTGATACACCTGTTGAAATAGGCAACCCTGTCGCATTAGTAAGTGTTCCGCTTGCAGGAATTCCTAACGCAGGGGTTGTCAGAACGGGGGATGTAAGTGTTTTATTTGTTAGCGTCTGTGTGCCAGCTTCTGTCACAGGAGCGTTGGCAACTTCAATAAGGTCCGTGCTGTTTGTGTATGCAATGGCCTTCTTGCCGACAGCAATCGTAAAACCCAACTGGCCCGATACCTTAACAATAAGGGCGATATTCGTGTTGTTGAACAGTATGTAGGGCTTATCCACCGCAGGAACGGTTACCGTATGTCCCGCTGTTGGCGTACCCGTGAACTCAATAACGTAGTTACGACCGACAGAGGAGGCTCCGTCAGGAATTGTAAGTGCAGTAGGACCAGCACCCGCAAGTGCCTGCGTAGTGTAACCAGCGATAGCCTCTTCAACCAACGTACCAAGGTTCGTATTGGTCGTATCGCCCCACGTACCGGACTGATCGCCAGTACCCATCAAAGTAAGTTTAAGATTAGGTGAGTAAGTACTTGTCATGCCAAAAACCTCTAGGCGGCTATCTGAGTCCAGTTTGGAGACTGAGATGGTGTGATGGGACTATACCCCGGAACTTGATTTGGTGCAATCGTTACCCACGCAGGAATTTGGTCAGGAACAATCTGACCCCAGACAAGAACTTGTCCAACAGACCCTGTGGCAAATACACCCGTGACACTGACATTAGCGTCTGCCGTGACAGTTGCTGTGCCAACACCGCCTGTTGCAGATACGCCCGTAAGGCTTACATTTGCGGTTGCCGTTGCCGTGACAGTTGCTGTGCCAACACCGCCTGTTGCAACTCCAATATCAATCGCACCCGTGCCAAACGCACCCAGACCCCATCCTTGGGATCTAGACCATCCTTCAAAGGCTACGACTGCATCGGTCATTACTCATCACGCTATGCGAATAATGGCATTGGAAGCATCGTTTGTCGGGAAGATAACAGAGAATGTACCAGCCGATGACGTTTTATCCGCACCAAAATCTAACACAACAACGGCCTTATTGCCCTGCGTTGAGTTATAAATTAATGCACCGCGAGCAGTAAATGACGCCGTGGTCCACGTAGAATCGGCAAAGTCAGCAAAAGCGGTCGTGCCAGAAGACGACGTTGTGCCAGCAGTAAGGGTATTACCGCCCGCTACATATGCGGAACCCGTGGTGTTGGTCGTCTCGTTGGTCGCAGAGTATGCGGTTGTTGAAGCATCAAGCGTTGCAGACGATGTGTACAAGGCCAACTTGAATGTGTCAGCAGTCGTTGCACCACGAATAACCGTTGTGCCGATTGCGTGGATACCGCTCAAGAGTTCCGTCTTGAACGATGTTGTCATGAAGTTTCCAGTAAATGCCATCACGGCCTCCTTATAAGTTCAGCTAATTGTGGTTGACCAGCTTCTGTCACCAGATGACTGACCGTGGATCTATCGCATTGTATAGCACGTTTCATGTAGTGCAGTATAACCTGTTCCACCTGATTTTGAAACGCTATTGCTTGACCTCGGATTACATCCGGGGCTGTAGCCGACACATCGACAATCCTCTTCGACGCCTGTTCCGCCCAAAACTCCGGCGGATGACCGCCATTGTTTGACGTAACTACCTCAACTGTAAATGTTCCGGTTTGCATTGCTGGGGTAAACATCAATTAGCCTTCACTCTAATAAGACCATCACGATAAGCATCGTCGTTCTCACGACCTTCACCATAGTTCTTGAGGCGGGTAAGGGCCTCAATAAACCGTTGATTGTACGTGTTGAGGAGTTCGTTCTCCCCCTTCATAAACGTATAAGCCTCTACCAGAGATCCATACAAAAGGGCTTCGATAGCATTGTCTCCAAGCCATGTTGTTCCAGAAACTGTGATACTGGCGGGCTTGTAGTAATAGTGGATTTCAGTAACAAACGCTGCATTTGGCACCGGAGCAATTAGGAAATTATCCTTGTCAAACAAGGCGTAGTACTTTGGAATACCCGTTGCCTCGGTCGGGTTATACTCCTGTAGGTACTCCACGTCCTTGTTCAACAAGATGACCTTTGACCCAGACGACGTGATCATCAAGCTAAACGGTGCCAGAAAATCTGTCGGGGCTGTCAAATACTTATTTGAGGCCGTCATTGTACCAGTAGAATTCTTCCTGAAGTCCTCAAGATCGACAGCGTAAAAGATGCGCTCTTCAGCACTCTGGATAAAGTTGTCGATGTTCGCCGAGAATGTCGTCTCGTCGTACTCTGTGTAGTCCTTGATGGCTTGCACCAACGTAGCGTATGTCCAGCCCATCAGAGTATCTCCACCGTAACGTCTGTTAACTCACCAAGTGCCTGTGACCCTTCAGCGGATACGGATACATTTTCCGTGGCCAGAACTTCAACAACACCAACCTGCGTAATCATCTGCAACAGGTTGTACTCTACAAACGGGAAAATGTCAGTACCAACTGGTACGTCCATCGGCTCAATACGGGACGGTCTTGGAGCAACCAACGCCTGTGGCTCAGGTGGCGGAAAGATCGGGTCCAACTGAGGATGCTTTGACTCCCAGCATTCCGTGCAGGTTCTCAGACCATTCCATTCTTTCGCCAGCAAATGATAATCGTATTGAAATCCGCATCTGTCGCAGATCGCAATGGCGTATTTGCCGTTTGCAAAAAGACCCATGGGTTACCCCAACCGATAGTTGGACCGAGAAGGCGTCAATCTCAGAGATGCCCGATCACGATCTTCCGTGGCAGCACGTTCAAACTCTTCCTCGTAGATCGCCTTCAACATCTGAATACGGTCAGGAGCCTTCTTAATTGCAATGTAGTACGCCAACCCGGCAGCAAGACACGGATAGAAGCGAAACGGGATCTGCATGGTGTCTACACCAGAATTAGCATCGTCCAATCGCACCAGCTTATCAACTACTAGAGTGTATGTTGTGTTAGGCTTCGGCCAAACGTACACAACAGGGATAATCTTGCGATCTACAAAGTACTGTACAGGGCGACCAATGCTTAACTTGTTCGGGATGTTCTGGTAAATCTCGCGGCTAATGCGATCAATGGTGAGGTCCGACTGAGACGCTGTACCAATCCCAGAACTATCTCTTATAACCGCAGTGATGATGTCAATCACACTTGATGTCAACGTGTAGGATTCATTATTGGCAGTAAGCGCAATATTTTCTTGGACAATCGTCCACTGGTTCAGGCCACGGTTGGCCCACTCAGCAAGAAGCAAATTCAAGCTACGGCGAGCCGTGCGCTGGTCGTATCCTGTGCGGATCTCAATGCCACAACGCTCAAACGCCTCTTCGATGTAGTCGGCTACATCTAACTCAAAT